GACGACATGGATTTCTGGACCCTGGACGAATTCGAGCGGTTTATCGCCGGGATGGACGGCGACCCGACGGCCTCCATGGCGTTCAACCTGCTTTTCTGGACCGGGATGCGGGAGGGGGAGCTGCTGGCCCTCACACTGAACGACGTGGATTTCAAACGCTCCGGCGTCCATATCCGGCGGAGCTATACCCGGCTGGGCCAGGAGGACTTGATCCAGGAGCCGAAAACGCCGAAAAGCCGGCGGTTCATTCCCTGCCCGGCGTTCCTGATGGACATGCTCCGGGACTTTTCCGCCCGGCTGTATGAATACGACCCGGAGGAGCGCCTTTTCCCCTTCACAAAACACTGGGTAAATGAACAGCTGAAGCGCTGCTGCAAACGGACGGGGGTGAAGGTGATCCGGGTGCATGATATTCGCCATTCCCACGCCTCGATGTTGGTGGACAGCGGAGCCGACCCGCTCCTCATTGCCGACCGCCTGGGCCATGAAAAGGTGTCGACGACCCTGGGCACCTATTCCCATTTGTACCCCGACCGGGGCCAGGCCCTGGCCTCCACCCTGGGCGATCTGAAAGCCCAGCACGACCGGGAGGCAGGCGCGGCCTCTCCGCCCGTCTATGACGATCCGCCGACGCCGGAGCCGGACTTCTAAACGAAAAAAGGGCCGCCCCCGGAAATGGGGGCGGCCCTGCGGTTGGTCACTCGACCAGGATCATGTGGCCGGTCTCATACATGCCTGCGCCGGCGCGCTCATACGAATATTTGACGGATATGTCGGTTTCGGAGTAATACGGGACGGTCCAAAACACGGAAAGGTCCTGCACGTTCTCCAACTCCTGGCCGACGCGGGCGGCGAAATCCTCGCTATACGTGGCCAGCATCTTGTTCGTCATCTTGACCGAGTTTTTGACGTCCCAGGTGGCGTACACCAACAGGACGAAGTCGCCCTCCTTCTCGGTGCCCAGGTGTTCGTTGACGGTCACGCTGTCGACGGTCGTGTTCTTGTACCACTCCGCAAAGAGGGCCCGTGTGGCCTCCTCGATGTCCTGCTGGGCCTGTTCGATGGGGTCGACCTCCTCCGGGGGCTCTGTCCCCTCCGGGGTGCCGGTTTCTGCCGGGGGTTCGGTCTGGCCCGCGCTCTGATCCGGGGCGGCTGGCGGCTCGGTGGTCTCCGGAGTAGACGCCGCCGGGGGCTCTGTGGTGCCCTGTGGCGGGTCCTCCGGCTCTGTGGTAGTAACGGGCGGGGTTGTGGCCGGGGGCGGCTCTGTGGGCTGCTGCGCGTCTCCCTGGGCCGGTTCCGGGCTGCTTGCCTCGGTGCTGGAAGCCGGGGGCGGGTCCTGCGGCTTTTCGCCGGGCTCATACGTGACGCCGAAGCCGACGAAGCACACGACCGACACGACCGCCGCGGCGATGCACACGCGGCCCGCCCGGGTCCCCCGGTGCCTGACTTTCTGGACGACCAGGACGATCCCGGCCGCCACGGTCACAATAAGACCGAAAAATAAAACGGTACTGAAGAATATTGCCATGCTGATCCCTCCGCAAAATTATTTTGACGCCGCTCTGTAGATGGCTCCCTGCCGTCGGCCCTCCTTTCGATCAATCTGCCGCGGTGTTACCTTTTTGTTACTCCGGCAAAAAAGAGCCCCGGTTATGTGCATTTTATAACACACAAACCGGGGATTTTTTGTCGAAAAATGCACAAAACAAACTTTTTTGCACGTGTACTTGAAAAACCTGTCTATTCCCATTCTACAGTCGGCGGCTGTCCGCCTGTGTTTTTGGGTTTCGGTGGGTCTTTTTTATGCTTTCATTTCCTGGATTGCCCGGTCAGAAAATGACTGCAAAAAATATTGTTACTCAGGTGTTACCCCGTTGTTACCCTCACCGCCGTCGTCCAGGCCGAGCTCCTTAATGTGGGCCTCGATGGCTTCGACGATGAAGTCCGACCGGGTGATTTTGGTGCCGTCCCGTTCGTTGATCTCCTCCAGGTGGGTGTCGATGATGTCGAGCACTCCCGTCGGGATGTGGACCGTCGCCGGGACGCGGCGAAATTTCCCCTTCATGGGGCGGCCGTATGCCATTGTTATCCCTCCCGTGCGGCGACGGCTGTGTCCGCCAGCCTGTTCAATGTCTTGCGGATGTCCGGGGCCAGGGCTGCGATCCACGCCTCCGGGATGGCGTCGTACCCGTACCACGCCCCGGCCAGCCCGCCGGTGATGGCGCCGTTGGTGTCTGCGTCCCCGCCCAGGTTCACAGCCTCGATGACGGCCTCCTCGAAGCTACCTGCGTTCGCCATGCAGCCCACGGCGATCCGCATACTGTCCACCACGTACCCGCCAGAGGCAGGGGTCACGATGGACGCCTTGACCGCCGCGGCATACTCCGGGATGGCCCGGCAATGCTCCGCCAGAAATTCCCGGACGCTCTGGGCGTCCTGCGGCCGACTTTCCGAAGCTGTTGCTAAGTTTACCATACGGGTGTATAAAATGCAAGCCTCATTTGACCGGGGGCCTGCGTGGGTCATCTTCCCGATACTGATGGCCCACCCCTCTGCCTGGTAATGGTCGCGGTAGAAAAGGCCGGGGTACACGGTCCGCATGAGGGCCCCGTTCCCCTCAACGGGGCGGCCGGTCTGCCGCTGCGTCTGTTCCGCCGCCGCCGTCCACATTTCCGGCACAGGGTCCGAGCGTCCGCCCATTGCGCGGGCGTTGCTGATGCTGGACCGGCACGCGCCCCCGATGTCTTTGGGGCCGCTGTTGGCCCACTGGATGAACAGGCGGCCGATGGCCTCAATGGGGGCGGTGGGGTTCTCCACGATGCCCTCCGCCACGCACAGGGTCATCTGCGTGTCGTCGGTGATCTCGCCGGGGGCCAGGCCGAGCCAGCCCCCGCCGATCATGTCGGAAACGCACACGTGCCGGCGGATGATGTCCTCCGGGCTCATAAACTCCACGGGTCCGCCCAGGGCGTCCCCCACAGCCACGCCGAACAGGGCCCCGGCGATGCTGTTGCGCTGCTTGCTGTTGTTCTTCATGGTGCTACCTCCTCACTTTTTCGCGTGGGACGCCAGAATGATGCAGCCGGGGTTGGCCTTGGCCTCTGCGTCCGTGCGGCTGTAAAAATCGTTGTCGTCCAAAAGGACGGCCGGGGCGTACATGTCGACCCGCGACAGGGCCCCGCTCTCCGGGTCGTACTTTTTCACGGCGTAGACGGCGTGGGCGGCTCCCGCCTCTTTCATGGCCTCCACGGCGGCCTCCCGGAGCCCGTTGATGATGCCGGGAAGCTCTGCCGGGAGGGCGTAATGCGGGATAAGGTAAACGCTGCCGTCATGCACGAAATACTTGATATACCCCTTCACGCCAGTTTCGCCTCCTCCACGAATTTTCGGGCCTCCGCCTCGGTGCCAAACCAGTCGGTGTAAATGTCCTTGGTCTTGGTCTCGGTGTAGCCGCTCTCCGGCTTCTCCTCCGCCTGGATGGTGCTGGTGATCCCGGCCGTCACGCGGCCCCGGTCGTCAAACGATGACGTCACGCAAAACCAGGTTTTCATGCCGTCACCCCCTTCCCCTTGACGGTGGACACGTCCAGGGCGGTCAACAGCATGGAGTACATGGTGCCGCTATACGCCAGGGTTTCGGCTTCGCTACGGGTGAGGGTGATGCGGTGCGTGCCCATGTTCTTGATAAATTTGGCTGTCATGTGTGTGTCCTCCTTTTATGCCATGATGATCCGGCCGTTCCGCTCCACGAAGCGGATGCTGCGGGCGCTGTTGCCCTCAATGAAATCGACCGTCATGTCGCCGACGCCGATGACCACGCCGCCCAGGTTGGTGATTAAGCGGACGGCCTGATTCATGTTGACCAACGTGCCGATTTCCTTGACCTGCTTCTCGATTTTCTTCATGTTGTTACCTCCCGGCCTGTTGGCCTGTCCTCTTGTCTATGCTCCAATTATAAACCGAGGCGGTTTATAAGTCAAGCAAAAAAATAAAAAAGCCCGAAAAAATTTTCTGGGCTTCTCGAAACGGTGGGAGGGGGGTCTGTCGGCGGGGCGTTTACCCCCCTTAGACCCCCCTCCTTGCGCCAGTATACTTTACGGCCGGGGAATAGTCAAGCGTTAATTTTCGGCGCCCTCCACGGGGGTGCCGCTATCGGCCGCAGGGGGCTCCTGCGGGGCCGCTGTGGCGGGTTTTCCGCCGTCGGCGGGCTCCTGGACCACCACGGCCGCGGGCGCGTCCTGGGCCGCCTCTACGGCGGTTTTAATGGCTGCGCTTACGCCCGCGCCGACCGCCTTGGCGACCTCCTCCACGGGGAAGCCGTCCGCCACGTTGACCGAGCCGATCTCCGCCGTGAGCGCGACCTGGGCGCCGCTCTCAATGTATTCCCGGGCCTTTTCGTTCTTCTCCCAGTATTTCTTGGCGTCCTCCAGGACGGTGTCGATCATGTCCTGGATTTCCTGCGGGGTGAAAAGGGGCTTGAGGTCGTCCGGGATATATTGGTAAATCAGGGCGGCGACCTTCGACGCCTTTAATTTGCCGGTGCCCCCGCCGAGGTCGTGCTCCGCGTCCGTGACCCACCCGAGGATGAGCTGCTGCAGGTTCTCGATGATGGCGGCCTTGGCTGCCTGCTTCTCCTCCGCCGTGGCGTCCTTGACCTCCTGGATGCGCTTCACGATGACGGCGACGCCCTTGGCGATGGCCGCGATGTTCAAAATGACCACGGCGGCGACGGCGATGATGCTTT